AATATTGCGTGAGCAGGATTAGCCTGCGGCTGCTGTTGTGCAGGTGCAGACTGTTGGGTAGGTTGAGCTGCTTGTTGAGCTTGCTGTGGTTGCTGAGCTGCCTGTTGTGGTTGCTGAGCTTGCTGTGGCTGTTGCTGCTGTTGCTGTTGTTGTCCTGGTTGTGGTGCGACAGGATTTAGTTGCATAGCGGCGGCATACTGCAAGTACTTTTTTGCACCTTGATCAGAAACTTGCGGCTCTTTGGTAACTTGTTTGTAACCGGGAAGATTTGGAGTATCAAACCAATCGCGGGCCCAAGCCTCAATGTAAGGAACCATTTGATTTGGTTGTATATTTTGTGCAGTGTAACCTTGTTGGGCCTTGAACCACTGAGGTGCAGCCATGCCAGCTACACGATTAATTTCTTGTTGTCCGGCTTCTCTATTATATCCACCCTTAAAGCTTTGACCAGCAGTTACTGCTCCGCCTACACCTGCCGCAACTTTTTTAGCAAAATCCCAAGGACCTTCCTGTACAATTTCGTTACTTTTCATTTTATTTTCCTGATGCCCCTAGTGAATTTGGTAGCATCCTGGCTTCTAATACTATTAAGTAATCTACGCTCTAGTTCCAGGGCAGTTTCGGCGTCGTAGTTTTCTTTGATATAGTTAATAAGATTTATCGCACCCTGTATGACATGACTAGCACGACTTTCGACAAGGTTATCCTTGTCTTTGTAGGCCAGCATATTATCTAATTCGTCAAGAATACTGCGGGTGCGTTTCTGCAAGATTTACTCCAATTGTTAGTATTTATAATACTAAACAAAAGCCGAGGTCAAAGGTCTTTGCCAGTTTTTAGGCCAGCTAGCATCTGTTTTAGCTTGGTAGATTCAGTTGCGGCAGTAATCTTAGGCTTGGGTGCAAAGGGGTCTACACCTTCTTTAGCTCGGGGTCTTTCCATGGCTGCTGGTGCTTTTTCGTCCCCATCTTCCCAGGGTGCAACATTGGATTTGGCCTTGATCTGGTCCATGATGCTGGCAACCTTGGGGGGTCCTTGCCCATCATCTGCGTCCAAGCCGGGGTCTGTGATACGCATGGTTTCCATGTTATATTCCAGGTCAACCTTCTGTCCCACACCAGATCCAGAACGGTTTTTCATACACTGGATTTGATATCGCCCACGTTCTTTCATGGCCCTGCTGGTAAAGATACCAAACACGTTGTCAGCAGTATTGATCTTACTGATACCACCGCTAATATGACTATGGTCAAACTCTACTTCATCAACTGCGCCGCGGTTCAACTGCGAAGCTGTGATCAGCAACACGTTCAGTTCTTCGGCTAGGTTACGCAGTTCTTCTGAAACATACTTGTCTTTGACAAACAGGTCGTTGGGGCTAACTTTGGCACTCACAGGCATGAGCAAGTCCAAGTAGTCAACCATGACAAAGTCAACCTGTGTGCCAGTTTGGATCTGAAACTCTTTAATATAACTACGTATATTATTAATGTTGCTCTGTGCAGGCATTGCCTTGATCTGATACTTGCCGCATTTCTTCTTAACCATGTTAATCTTTATTACAGCATCTTCAATGTTCCTGCGAATGTCCTTGGTACTCATACCAGTGATCATAGCATCAGTACGCAGTCCTGTTAGATTTTCACTAAGTTCTAAACTTAGATACAACCCGTTCATACCCGACTGTATCCAGTTAATGGCAATGTTCATCATAAACAATGACTTACCTGACCCAGACCCACCAGCAAAGATGTTCAGTTCACCGCGACTGAATCCTCCATAGAGTATCTTGTCAAGATTGGGCCAGCCTGTGCTAATTTTATAGCCATTGTTAAAATAATCTTCTAGTCGTTTCTTAGGATCTTCAAAATAGTTTGTGCCCATGTCCTTTTGTAGGCTAATCTGTACTGCATCTTTGATTAGCTTTTCTACAGGATCATACTCGCCCTTTTCCAACAAGTCTGCGGCTTTGAGAATAGCACGTTCCAACTCTTGCTTGCGTGTAAACGTTTCAAACTCATCCAAGAACCATTGATTATGCTGACTTAGGTCTGTGGAAATGTTAAGTTCTACATTGGTTGTGGCCCGGATCTGTTCCGGGGTAGGCAACATGTTATATTGGTCGCTGTAGTCCTTGATAAACTTGGCAGTTTCTTGTAGACTGCGAGTAAAGTTGTCAGGGTTATAAATGGTTAGTACACGGGTAAAGTTCTGCCCGTCCTGTAGCATCATTTCTAAAAACAACTTTTGGATATCAGCGGAATAATCTTTAGCCATTCATTACCTTCTTTTTCATTAGTTCTATCTTTAGTCTATTTGACTCTTTGCCAGCAAGTATTGACTTTAATACAAATAACTTTCCATACTTGACCACTGCTTCGTTTACGTCTTTGCATGTTTCTCGCCATATGGGAAAGCTCACCGACCAGCCATATTCAATGGCTTGATCTACTAGACGACTGCCGGCCCAGACATCCTGTCCACGTTTGTTTATGTGTCTGTCAAAGTCCGGTACTACTATTACTTCTCTGCCCAGACTGTCAATGATGTCTGCTTGGATTTCATTGCATTCGTTGCTACAAACTGCTACACCATCAATGCTCATGGCATCAAAGGGTCCTTCAACAACTACGACAAACTTGCCATCGCGGCTCTGTTGATCCACATTAAACACATAGTTGGGTTCATGCTGTGTGTGATACTTGGGCTTGATACCTTCTTCAAAGGCGCGAGCACTATAGCCAATGATTTCATTCTTCCAGGTAAAAGGGATAATAACTCTATAGCTTAATTTATTCTCTACTTCTGGAGTCCAATAGAAATCATAGCGTTGCATGTCTATTTTACGTTTCCATATGTAGTCCACAGCTCTATGGAAACCGTTGGGTAAACTGGCAACTGTGTTCTCTGTTTCGGATATTTCCATAAAGGTCACAAAACCCTTGAAGGATGTTGCTTCTGCAGGTAAAGGTCTGGGCCTATAGACAATCTCAACTTCTTCTTTTACTGCCTCGGGCTTGGTTATTTCAACAAACTCTTTGACACGTATGGCTTCAATGACCAGTTGACGTATGTCATTATCGCTGGCTCCTAACCAGCTTAACAGCTTGCGAAACTTATAACTTAGTGGTCGTCCAGGAGCATAGCTGGTCTTGTAGTTGCAGTTAAAGCAATGATAGCTAACACCACCATCGGCATTTAGAATAAAGCCACCGCGCCCCCTGGTGTCTGCGCTTTCCCCATTGTAGATACAACAGGGCGCATTAAAGCTAATCCAACCGTTGGCGGATGCCTTACGTCGTCCGGGTAATATGCCGGATACAAACTGTGTTAAAAAGCCAGGCGTCATACATTAATTATACGCTCTTGTTGAGAGAAAAACAATACCAGTTTTGTTCGGATATAAATACTTTGGACTAAAAATACCTATTGTGGAAGAAGATTACATCAAACAACTGCTAGCCAAGTACCCGTTCATAAGTTACCTAACCTATGGAGGGAACGACTATATCGGAATCATACAAAACGTAGATGACATCATTACAACTATCTACGATTTCAGTGTATTAAAGTCCGAGGAACAAAAACTCAAGTATCTCGAACTAGGAGACCAATGGTGGTGGGAAAGTAACAGGCTTATACCTATCAACGTATTCCTTAAACAGGATTGGGTCGAGTTCCGTGCTTGCCTTAAAACCATGAACAGCAAGGACGTTAAGATTAAGTTTGGTCCTTATGTTAGCTTAAAAGAAATAGCTGCCAAACGCTCAAAGCGCCGCAGTATTACCCTGGTTCGCAAGGTCAGCTAATATATTCATGTGCACCGCCACAAGGTGTGCGTAGGCCAGGGCGTGTGCCTTTTTAAAGAAATAGCTGTCGTCCTCGGGACGTTCCCAGACAGTCTGCCCAACTTCTTTCCATGTTTTGCCCACTAGATGCCTCTTGCCTGGACGTATCACAGCCAGGAACATGGCCATTCTAGGAATAGTATTCACAGCTTCGGGCATGTTGATCAGGGTGTCGTAATGATTACCTACATGTATTACTTGACTGCAAAAGTCTGGATCGTATAACTTAGTCCAGTCTGGCTCCTTAGCCATCAGTTCATCTAGGTGTTGGTTGTCCCTGACATGACTATAAACCCCTACATTAAGAAAGTCTAGCTTAATGTAGCCTCGATCTTCTGCTAGTCGATGATCTATGCCCGCAGTATTGGTAAAAGGATCCGCAGGAATGTCTGTGACATAGATGCCAGTATTGTGCCGAACCATTTTACCATCTCGTTCAATGACAGCCGCATGGTGCCGGATCAAAGACAGGGCACGTTCCCTGTTAGCAAAGTCAATGTCGATGTCACTCTTAAACTTCATTTGATCCACCTTAAGGCAAACATGGTTGCCATATATTCACTGTCTCCATGAAACCTAAACTTGGTTTGCTTAAATCCACTTTCAAAGTACCAATCAAAATCTAGGTTTTGTTTAAGACCCTGTTCCTTGAGCCAACGACACATTTCAAATGCCGTTACTGCCTCCTCATAGGATTTATTTCCGTACCAAGGAACTACTACTGTTTTCATAATCCGGCCTGGCCTAATACTGATTTGGTCCATTCTGTGTCTGCCATGTAGTCTTTGAACTTCTTTTGCCAGTAGTCCGGGTAAATGTATTCTATTATTATAGCAACTTGATCGTCACTGAGCGAGCCGAGAAATGCCCGTCCAGTGTCACAGTTAAACAAGACCCAGGGACTGATACGTCCTGTGGTTATATGGTGCAGGATTCGGTTAACGTTGCCATACCTAAAGTAGTCAGTGAAGCCATTGGCCAGTTCGGGATGTGTATCTGCATAGTCCTGCATTTCCTTTAGGGCACGTTCCAGAGCATCTTGTGGTGCTTCCTTTTTCAAGTATTCCAACAACCACTCATTGTAGAAAGTATCCTTACACCAATAGTCCAGCTTCTTGTTATTTTTCAGCAGCCAGTCAGTGAAACTAACAGTATTAACCGCCCTGATATTAACAAGATATCTACCATACTTAACAAAGGCGTTATAGTAAGGACTGGCAGCAAAGTCTTCGTAGGACTTTAAACGAGCACTACCCTGCGTTACTTCATAAAAACGCAGATAGGCTCTGAGTCCTAGTTGTACGCCAGTTTCTTTTTCCTGCTGGAATCGACGTTTCTGTTCGCAGAGATGTGCAGCCAAGGTACTTTCCTTGCTGTACTCCTTGTCGCAGTAGCGACACTTATAGAGCGGCTTTGATTTGTTTGTCTGACCATCCATGTTCTCTAGCCAACTGTTTAAGATCTTGTTTACTGTTAAGTTCTGCGAGCAGCTCGATTTCATCGGTTTTGGCAGTTGGATATAGATTGGTTAAAAAGTTTATGGCCTTGTTGTCACGATCGGATTTCTTTGCCGGCAACCAATAGTGTCTTTGAGTGCCCATGTCTGGGCTAACTGTAGTACACAAAAGCCATTGAAACTTCTTATGTTTGCTAGAGCTAATATCAAAGAAGCCTTGATTAACTCGTTCGTTGGTAGCACGAAGATACCAAGCTTGGAAGTCTGCGCTACCCTCTACGCAAGAGCCCCAGCGCAACATCATGTAAGGGCTGAACTTTTTCTTTTCATCTTCGTCAAGGTCGTCATAGTACACACGATCCTTGCGATCAAATCCAGCCATTTCATTTTTGATGTCTAGCTTGCTCATCAATGATTCCTTTTACCATCAAACACGCAGTTGAATACTAGGTTCATTTCTCCGTCGTTGATAACGCGATGAAATGCTCCGTCGGGTATTAGTATAACATCTCCCGGGACAACTCTAAACCTCTCTTCGTCCACAATCATCATGCCAGTGCCCTGTACAAAGAAGTAGACTTCTTCTTGGCCTGCGTGGCTGTGACCACGGGTACTCTGCCCCCGGTACAAACAGGTGCTCGAGAGAACAAGATTCTTAAGAGTTTTGTTGTCTTTGAGCAAATAAACTTCATTATCCTTGACGATTTCGCCGCCAATGTTGTGACTAGTATACTTGATATTCATTTTACCATGCCTTTGAAAAATCCACTACCTCACTGACTCTGCTGATCTCTTTGACGCAGAATACACAGAGACTATTCTCGACTCCGACCTCTAGGGGAATGGCCAACATCTGTCCGGGCTTGAGTTTGGGAAAGTACCATTTAACATCTTGATAAATGTCTACAATGTCAATGGGAAAGAAGTCGGGCCTAAAGCTGCCCAAGGGATTAAAAGCAAAGGCACTAAAGCCCCGGTCGTTGATCGATGTTAAGGGTACTACTTCTAGGTCTCCGAGATCCTTTTCCCCAATTAAGATTTGCCAGTCTACGGGCATCTTGATAGTATGCTCGCCAATCTTAAGAACCAGGGCAGGACTGTTAAAGCTTTCCAAGAAGATCAAGGGAATGTAAAAGTAGTCAGGCTCTTTGGGATTACTGTTGTCTAGTACACAGAAACGCATGTCCTCTACTTCGTCGGGAATCTCATTCATTTCATGTGCTATGTTGTCTAAGGTTAAAATTCTCATTTCCAGTTTACTTTCTGTATGGTGAACGGGTACTTGGCCTCGTTATAAAATGCTTTACGTCTTGTAAGGTGCCGCTTGGCAAACTTACAGGTACTGGTTACGTCCCAAATCTGTACAAAGTCCTTGTCCTCGGCCTTACGTATTCCACGCCCAATACTTTGAATAACACGCACAAAGCTCTTACCAGGCTCCAGTAGAACCAGGTTAAAAATGCGTGGTATGTTAATGCCCACAGCCGCTACACCATAGGTGGCAATAAAGACCTTGTTGTTAGCTGTGGCAAACTCATCGTATTCTTCTTTGCGGTCTGCTGCCTTGGTTGCTCCGCTGACAAATGCCACATCGGGTCGTTCGCTTAACAAGCTGAATAATGTACTGAGTTCCACCTGTAGCATCTTGCCAGATTCAATACGGTCAACAAGGATCAGGGTATTGCCTCCATCCTTGATACGGTCTATTTGTTTAGCCAGGGCCTGTATGCGTTCAGCGTTTGTGGTCAAATACTTTAGCTCGCTTTGATAGTCCTTGTACTCCACAGGGTCTACCATTTGTAAGATGTTTACATGACAGTTGGCCAGGTGCCCGGCTTCTTGTAGTTCGGCGGCACTGAGTCGTCCTACCACATCACCTAGGCTACACTTCAGTGCCATGAACTCAAAGTCCTCTTTGGGAATAGTGCCAGTGAGCCCCCAACGAATAGGAATGTGTGCAAATACTCCTGTGAGCAAGGTCTTTAGGGCATCTGCCTTAGCCATGTGTACTTCGTCTACCATGACACAGACCACATCTTCAATGAACTCACCAATGGTACAATCAGCGGTGCCAGCTTGTGTTTCTTTGAGCAGGTTGTTTAGACTTTGCCAGGTACAGATGGTGTGCTGCCGACCCCACTCCTTGCGATCACCAAAGTAAACACCTACGTCCAAGCCTAGGTTGATATAGTCTGCTTCGGTCTGTGTAACCAAGCTCTTGTTGGGCACAATAACAATACTGCGACCATACTGTTCTACGCTGTAGCTCAAGGCCGCAGTCATTAATGTTTTACCTGCACCTGTGGCTACTTC